AAGGAAATTACAGAAAATGAATAAGAAATACTTTGAAACAAAGTCTGGCAGCTTAGAAGAAATTTCTACAAAGATTGCTACCGAGCAGCCAACAATAGGAGAAGAAGAACCAAAAATTAATGAGCTTAAAAAGTTTATACAAAAATCATATATAGAATTTGTTGAACAAGACGAAACACCAATAGAAGATCTACAAATAGTATGTTGGTATAATATTATACGTAAAGGTCAAAAAATAGATCCTCATAGTCATGGTTCTTCTCCAATAACATATCTTAGTGGCAATATACATTTAGGAAATTATAACACCAAAACATTTTATAAATTTCCTTATGAAGATATAGAAATGCACTTTCAAAATAAAAAAGGACAATTAACTCTCTTTCCAGGGTATATTCAACATCGTTCTGACGAATATACTGAAGATGGTATAAGATTAAGTATTGCATTTGATTTATGGACTCAAGAACACGGTACTCCTTCCTCGAAACCGAAAAAAACAGTAACCTTTATGAATAAGGATATAGCAGATGAAATACGTTCTAGTTGATACAGCAAATACGTTCTTTCGAGCTCGTCACGTAGTACGTGGTGAACTTGATATGAAAGTAGGTATGGCTTTCCATATTACTTTTAATAGTTTAAAGAAAGCATGGAACGACTTTGATGCAGACCATATTGTATTTTGTTTAGAAGGCCGTAGTTGGCGTAAGGATGTTTATGAACCATATAAAAGAAATAGACAAGCGGCACGTGATGCTCTAACAGAAAAACAGCAAGACGAAGAAAAAGTCTTTTGGGAAACATTTGATAGCTTTAGAGACTTTATAACAACTAAGACAAATTGTACTGTATTACAACACGCAGAATTAGAAGCTGATGATTTAATTGCAGGCTGGATACAACATCATCCTAATGATGAACACGCAATTATATCAACAGATGGTGATTTTACACAATTAATTTCACCAACAGTTTGTCAATATAACGGTGTGTCAAATGTAACTATTACACACGAAGGTTATTTTAACGATAAAGGAACACGAGTTGTTGACAAAAAGACAGGCAAAGATAAATTAGCACCAGATCCACAATGGGCACTTTTTCAAAAATGTGTTCGCGGAGATACAAGTGACAATGTATTTTCTGCATACCCTGGTGTTAGAGTTAAAGGCACAAGAAACAAAGTAGGCTTAGAAGAGGCATTTAATGATATGCAAACAAAAGGTTACAGCTGGAATAATTTAATGTTGCAACGTTGGGTTGATCATGAAGGTAAGGAACATAGGGTATTAGATGATTATAATCGAAATGTAGAACTATGTGACTTAACTGCACAACCACAATATATTAAAGATAAAATTAAAAATACGATTGTTGAAAACGCACAACCTAAAAATATTCCACAAGTAGGTTTGAGATTAATGAAATTCTGTGCATTATATGATATGCAAAGAATAACTGATAATGCTCAGGCGTATGCTGAGCCATTACAAGCGAGGTATCCTGTATTATGACAGATGTAAAAGCTAAAGAAATATTAAAAAATAAATTTTGGATAATCGAAGATGCTGATCACGGAAAAAAGATAGGCACATTATCTAAAGACGAAAATAATCATTATATGTATTGTTGTACGTCCAAGCCACGCAAACAACGTAATGGCTCAAAAACTGAATATTATAATTGTTTACAAGATCTTAAACAAGGTATTGGTGGAGAGATTCTTTGGACTGCTAGTGTAAGTGATGCAAATAAAACTGTAGACAAAGAAATTTATAACTTATCAACTAGTACAGTACCATATAATGCTGTTTACGATCTTAAAAGAAAATTTGCACTATTCACTAAAAGTAAAAAATCTAAAAGTTTATATTGTGCTGGTTACTTTATAATTCACTTTGACAAGGGCTGGGTTAAAAGTTTTTGTCCTAAACTAGTTACATTAGAAAAATATGAACATAAAGGACCATTTAAAGATGAATTAGAAATGCGTCAGGAGTTAAGCCGTGCAAACCGTTAAACCATTAAACACTATTCCTTTAGAGCAATTTATTGACAAAGTTAAAGTTGCCGAAAATGCTAAGAAGAGGGAAGTAATGATAGATATTAAAGATGCAAAAAATCTTGCCCTTACCTTAGGCGGTGTAATGTCTAGATTACATGGTGATCTTGAAAAGTTAGTAGATCAAGCCAACAAGACAGAAGAAGTTGTAAACATCACTATGGATGGTGGTCCAAAGTGGAAATAACCATTTAAATACCCCTCTACAACACCATTCTACTCATAGAGTAAACTGCGTATATAACTACTATATTGAGATAAATAATAGTAGTAGATAACAGGAATTAATTATGAGTAGGCCGAAACCCGAAGTAATATTAGAGAACGTTAATAAAAAAACGTACCGTTCAGAACAGGTTCTGAAAGCAGAAGCCATATGGGCTGTCTTTCATCAAAATAAACCATTTAATTTAAAATCATCAAATGTATTAACAAACTATCCAGGACCAAAATATAAAAAGGTTAGTTTTAGTAATCCTGGTCATGCACACAACCTCGCAAAGAAACTTAATGACCTTTTTAATTCTACAGACTTTACAGTTGTAAAATTAACAACAGGCGAAATAGTTACAGAAAAATGAACTTAAAAGAAACCTATACCAAGGTATTCTTAAAAGACGCTGGCATATCAATTAACGAAAGTACATTAAAAGAATATATGCCCAAGTGGTGGCAGAATACTCGAGCAAAAGATTCAGGAGGATTAAGACTAACTGAAGATGGTTTTGATTTTACTGTAACCAAATTGAAGCTAACAAACTATGACGTTCCATTTCCAGACGATTTCAAAGTTACTACTCAAGTTGTAATATTTTTGGACAAGTTCATAGATTGTCCTTATTATCTTCATCATAAGGGTATTACCGTTTTAAACGAGAAAAAAGCAATTGAATTACACCTTTTTTCAGGTGATGTCCGAAAATATGGACTTAATAAAGCTCTAAAACGGGCAAACGAATCTGTAACCCCTTGATTTTATTGGGTTCTTTTTTCATAAAATTCGCATATTTCTCTTGACCTTTTTGGTTGCTGGTGCTATAATATAAACATAATAAGGCACTGAACAAAAGGCAAAGGAGTACAAATACAATGGAAAATCTAGCAGTTAGACAAGTTAGTCCAAATGGTGCAAAGGCAAGTATTGTCCGAGCATTTAAAAAGCAACGTCCAATCTTTATCTGGGGTCCCCCAGGTATTGGAAAATCAGACATAGTACGCCAAATTGGCGACAGCATGGAAGCTCACGTTATTGATATACGTTTGAGCTTATGGGAACCTACCGATATTAAGGGCATTCCTTATTTCGATTCAAAGCAGGGTACGATGGTTTGGGCACCCCCAAGCGAACTACCAGATGCCAAAATGGCAAAGAAGCACAAGTATATTATTGTGTTTTTGGATGAAATGAATTCAGCCGCACCGGCAGTACAAGCCGCGGCATACCAATTAATACTTAACCGTAGAGTTGGTACTTATACACTTCCAGACAACGTTTTGATTGTTGCCGCAGGTAACAGAGAAGCTGATAAAGGCGTTACATATAGAATGCCTGCTCCGTTGGCAAACAGATTCGTCCACTTAGAAATCAAAGTTGATTTTGATGATTGGTTTGAGTGGGCAGTTAAGAACGATCAGCACCAAGATGTTGTTGGTTATTTGACATTTAGCAAGAAGGACTTATACGATTTTGATCCAAAATCCGCAAGCCGTTCATTTGCTACACCCCGTTCTTGGTCGTTCGTTTCCGAACTTTTGGAAGACGATGACGACGAGAATACCACTACAGATTTAGTTAGTGGTGCAGTCGGCGAAGGACTTGCTGTTAAGTTTATGGCTCACCGAAAAGTAGCCTCAGAACTTCCTAACCCATCAGACATTTTGTCTGGTAAAGTTAAGAAGCTAGAGACTCGAGAAATCAGTGCCATGTATTCCTTGACAGTCTCTTTGTGCTACGAATTGAAAGAAGCTTGTGATAAGAACGATAAGAAGTTTGACGACAAAGTTAATAACTTCTTAAGGTTCTCAATGGACAACTTTGATACTGAATTGGTTGTCATGGGTATCAAATTAGCTCTTACACAATATCAACTTCCGATCGATCCAGACGAAGTTGAGTGCTTTGATGAGTTCCACGAACGTTTCGGCAAGTATATTAAAGCCGCACAAGGCGAAGCATCTGCCTAGCAGATGGGTTAAGGGGGGTTAATTCCCCCCTTAATTTTTCGGTTGACAATGCGGATTAAATATAGTATAATATACATATAATAAGAAATTGAGGAATGGCACAGATGACTACAGTTACTTTAGAAAAACCCAAAACAGAAGAAGTTAAACTTACGCCAGAAGAGTTAAAAGATCTTCGGGCAGAAGTTTTGGATAAAATTATTGTAGCACGAGTTGGATTACTTTTACGCCACCCATTTTTTGGTAATATGGCCACAAGGCTTATTATTAAAGAGTGTGATGATTGGTGTGGAACTGCCGCGACAGACGGTAGACATTTATTTTACAATTCAAAATTCTTTGCTAAAATGACGAACAAAGAAATTGAATTCGTTATTGCTCACGAAATTCTACATTGTGTTTTCGATCATATGACAAGACGTGAAGATCGAGATCCTCAAGTCCACAATATTGCATCAGATTATATTGTTAATAATACTTTGGTGCGTGATTCAATCGGAACAAAACCAAAAGATGTTCCAATTTACCAAGATTTTAAATATGAAGGTTGGACTTCTGAAAAAGTTTACGACGAAATTTATAAAAAATACGACGAAGATGAGCTTAAACAATTAGGCGAATTGCTTGACGAACATATTGATTGGGATAAAGATAACGAAGATACAAGCCCAAGCCAAGGTAAGAAGGGCAAAGGCAAAGATAAAAAAGACGGACCTCCAAAATATTCTAAAGATGAGCTTCGTAAAATCCGTGATGAAGTTAAGGAAAGTATGCTAGGTGCGGCACAGGCCGCAGGTGCTGGTAACGTTCCAAGCGAAGTTGAAAGATTTATTAAAGAACTTACAGAACCAAAAATGAACTGGCGTGAACTGTTACGTCAGCAGATCCAAAGCACTATTAAAAATGATTACTCTTTCCAACGTCCGTCACGCAAAGGATGGCACACAGGAGCAATTCTTCCAGGTATGACTTTTGATACAACTATTGATATTTGTATCGGAATTGATATGAGTGGTTCGATTGGAAACGAACAAGCTAATGTATTTCTAAGCGAAGTACAAGGCATTATGCAAGAGTATCAGGACTACAGAATTAAGCTATGGTGCTTTGATACTAGAGTATATGGCGAAGCAGACTTTACTGCTGATAATGGTAACGAGTTATCAGAATACGAAATTAGAGGAGGCGGCGGAACAGACTTTATGGCGAATTGGAGACATATGGAAGAAGAAGGTATTAATCCAAAACGTTTCATAATGTTTACTGATGGGTATCCTTGGGATAGCTGGGGTGATGAAAACTACTGTGAAACAGTATTCATCATTCACGGACATCATGACAAGAACTTAACGGCGCCATTCGGAGTTACGGCGCATTACGAAAACGCATGACAAAGGCTTGGAGTTTTAAACTCAAATATATGCACCCAGCCAAAGTTAGGAGTATTAAAACTTTTGTATATAGCGATACAGGAGAAGATATCGCACAACGGTTTGCACCTAACCTAGTTACTAACATTAAAGAAATAAAGGATCCATTAACAGATTTGACCACTGATGGATGGTCAAAAAAGAAACAATTTAAATACATCTAAAGGTATGGAAACTCTCATGCTACAAAAAACAGGCCAACCAAACGCCTTAAACTATTTTGGTATAAGGCAACTCAGTGTGGCTCCGCCTCACTTTGAATATATCACTCTAAAGCAAAACTATAACTTAGAAGATGCTATTGCAAAATGGATAACGAACAACTTAAAGAGCAGGTTCTTTATTGGTAAGAAAGTAAGTTTGGATAAGGAAAACTCCGTTTCAACCATGATAAACCTCGGATTTGAAGATCCAAAAGAGCTTTCTTATTTCATGTTGGCGTGTCCACTTTTAAAGTACTAATAAATAATATGCGTATATAATATATAATACGTTACATCTAAAAGGAGAACATATATGTCAGATGGAAAACAAGCGATGGCACCAGAAGGAACAACTGCTACTCCGCCTCAGGCGGTACCAGTGGCTCCAAATATGCCCTCAGCACCAACAGTACCTCCTACGGGAGCACCGGCCGACGGGCCAGCACCTGGAAACCCTGAATTAACAGTTCAAGATTTAGGAGTGCTAAAAACAATTATCGAAGTTGCTCAAAGTCGTGGGGCATTTAAAGCCAACGAACTAGAAGCAGTAGGTAAAACATATACGAAGTTAGAAACATTTTTAACTAGTATTCAAAACCAACAAGTAGCGGCACAAGGTAATGCTCCGGCAGTACCAGCCAAGCCTGCTACAACAGGAGACAAATAATGGCTGAATTAAAACATATTGGCCGAATAAAAAAGACTGGACGTAAAGTTGCAGTTGTCTTCCGTACATTACCTGGGGAGCCTAAAAACTGCCTAGTATGTATGACGGAAGGACTCCGCGACACAGACCATGATCTTTTAATGCGACTAATTGAAAGTAACACTGGTCAGGTTGCAGACGAACTTGCAGACGCTATGCAACGTACACCACTTGGTGACGGTAGCATTATGTTAGCACGTTTCCATACAGCAGGACACTTAACGAAAGTTACTACAGCTGGTGTTGAAATGACACCAAATCCTTCAACTGTAATAAGCCTTGATAAACTTAACGAGGAAATTGCACAACAGAAGGGTGTTGACATCAAAGATCTTGCAGTAGGTGGTACTTCTGTAGAAGAAGTTGCCGAAGTTCGCACACTTGAAAGCCCAGAACTTGCCGCAGAAAGCCAAACTGCTAGAGAACCGTTATCAGACGATGCTCTAGCTACTAAACTACGTGCAGATGCTGATGGTCTATTCAAAGAAGCAACTGACCTTCGGAAACAAGCAGAAGAACTGAGCCCGAGTAAAAAGGCAAAAGTTCGTGGCAAGGCCTAGAAAGAGGCTACCACAAACTGTTATTGATAAATGGCCAGAAGTATTTAAAGATATAGATATTAAGGCCATTCCTCTCCAATATTTGCATTCTATTAGGGTCACCTTTAAGAATGGTAAAATCTGGGACGTTGTGGTTAACGATGACACCCAGCCAAAAAACCCTCTAAATAAGCTGGAGAAAACCCTCCAGGATCTTTTCGTAGCGTATGAAAACACCATCAAACACATTGATTTTAGAGTCGATACAGATCGTGTAAAAAAGGATATACAAAAACGTACCCGCGGCTTCATGAAGAAGAACAAATAAATAATGTTAATGGCATAAATACATATAAGATATCCAGGAGTTAACAATAAATGGCTTTACGACTACGAAGAGGTACAAACGCAGAACGAGTATTGATTACACCAGCAGATGGTGAATTAATATACACTATAGATACCAAAAAACTATATATCGGCGATGGAACACAAGCTGGCGGGAACCCTGTTGATACAGCAGGCGAGTTTTTAGGTTCAAATTTAGATCTAAATAACTACAATATTAATGGTGTAGGTAACATTAATACAGATGGTAACATTACTGTAACAGGTAGTATTACAGCAGATGGTAATCTTACACTTGGCGGAAACCTTACAATAGGTGATGCTACATCAGATACAGTTAATATTCTTGCTAAAGTAGAAAGCCATGTTATTCCAGATGTTGACGGAGCAAGAAACATTGGATCCTCAAGCAATAAGTTTAATCAAGGATGGTTTAATACAATCCATGTCGCTAGTGACGTTAACGCAATCAATGTTAATGCCAATATTATTGCCGATGACTCTACTGTCTTACTTAATAAAGCAACTGGAGCCTTAAACGCATCAGGAACATTTAAGGGTGACGTTGAAGCAACTGATAACTCATCATTTTTTAACGCAACATCAAAGGCTGTAAATGCTGGAGATGGAACATTTGCTGGTAATGTAGAAGCGACAACTTTTACAGGAACACTAGTAGGTGACGTTAAAGGTTCTTTATTTGCAGATGACTCAACTGTATTAGTAGATGGATTAAACGGAACACTCAGTAACGGTACAATTACATTTAATGAAGGCTATCTTGACATATCTTCTACTCCAGGCATTGGTAAAAAATTAACAATTGGACGAGATACTGATGTTGCAGGACAAGGACTTATTTTTAAAGCTGGGGCGGCAGTTGATAAAATTATAGATGTACAAAGTTTATCTACTGGAGATACTTCTTCAGGTATTAATGTTACAACTTCAAGAGGGTCTTTAGCAACTAAAACGACTCTTCAAGCAGGCGATACTTTATGGCAGATGAAACAATACGGGCACGACGGAACTAATGAAAATACACTAGTAGGAAATATTTCTTTTAAAGTTGAAGAAGGTTCTACAGTTTCAAATGGTGCTGTACCAGGTAAGATCTTTATTATAACAACTCCAGATGATGGTTCGACTTATAACGGTGTGACAATTGATAGTGCTGGAAGATTTACAATTGGTGGCACAGGTATTGCACAGGCAGATTCAGCATTAGACGTTACAGGTAATGCACGAGTAAGCGGATACATTATGGGTGGTAGTTTAACTACCGTTGAAAGAGATGCATTAACTCCAGAAGCTGGAATGATAATTTACAATACTACTGAGAACGAATTCCAAGGACGTACCGGCGTAGCTTGGGTTGCCTTACACTAATCCTTCAATTGGCCATCGGCCAAATTCATCTAACTGTCTATAATAAACATCAACATTAACTTCCCAAAAAGTTTGTTTATGACCTCTATATTCTTTTTCAACTACCTTATTTAAAGCACCTGTCTTTTCTAAAGCAGGACAAAAAATCCTATGGACTTGTCTTTGGGTACCTTGCTCATGTTCGTTAGAAGTAATATATAAGTTAGCATATGGTTGCCATTCGATACAAATAGGAATCAGAAACTGAGCTGTAGCATTTTGATGTTCTTTAATTCCTGTTAATGTTCTTATATGATTTAAAGGCAATTTATCAGTAAACACACAACTTCGTGCGGCAATTCTATAACAATTTCGGCCCATAATATCTAAACTATGGGCGGCCGTAGTACCAACTATTTCATTATTATAATATAAAATCCATACTTGCCATTCAGGTTCATTACTAATACTATCAAAGAGCATTTTCTTAGTAGAATTATTATGCAATCCTCTTTGATGTGCTTCTTTATAAAATTCAGTAAGGTCTATTGATTCATTATAGGGGGTTATTTTATACACTATATATCTGCTTTGCTTGTTCTATAAAGTCTGCAGGATAATTACTAGCAAAACTATCAAAACATAATAATTGAAGATCTAAATATTCCTGGGGCTCATTAACACTAAGACCTTGTTGTTCTATTTTTGGAAATAATTCTGTTTGTCTGTCTTTGCTAATATGACTTAAATGATCTTTAATTGAAATTAACTGTTCTTCTTCAGAGTAACAAAAAAAATAATTAATACTTTTCAATCTTCCATTAACTACAAAGTAACTATTAGGGTGCAAACTAAATTTATAAAGCCCTAAATCTTTATGGACTTCAATTATATCTAACATTTGTTCTTGCCAGTCTGGACAAACTGAATTAAAATTATCTTGCGTACACCCTGACCGTTCCCAAAAATCTGAACCTTGGACTTCAAGATAAACCTTACGTTGTTCTTCATCAATCTCTACAATTCGTGGAATCATATTTGGTGCTTCTGACTCCATAAACTGTAAAAATATAATTTCTCTTTCCCATTTTTGTTGCATTAAAGCAGGATCAACAATTTCGTTTTGCCCATTATGATATTCCGTATCGTTATAATACCACTGTACGAATTCAGTCTTGTCTTCACTGAGAAGGCTTGTGTAAATTAAGTTATTTCTACATTGACCTTTGCCTGGGACATTATTGTAATAATAATTATAGTTCATAATACTTGGTTCTTATTAATACTTATCGCTAAATATTTTCATGATTAGAGGAATTGGTGGTCGGCCATATATTGGATTAGATGATTACTTAGACGTTAACGGATTCAAAAAACTTCACCCAGAAATTTGTAAAGGTTTTGCATTAGCAAGAAATTATGCTAAAGAAGGAACCTGGATGGAGCCTGGATTTAAAGTTAGCGACATGAGTTATACTCTGAATTGGAAACCAATTTTTCTAGCATTTGCAGAATATCAAGCATTACCTGATGACGACCCAATTAAAATTCAAGGTGCTGAAATATTTCCAAAGGATTTTAAAAATTATATCATAGGTTTT